ACGAGCACCACCGGCGGCGGCGGCATCCACGACACTGGTTTTGCTGGTAGTAAACCAGGCAGTGATAGCGGTAATCCGAGTGCGAATTGTTGTGCCTTCAGTCCGGGCGGCGCTGCTCCACCAGTCAAATATTGCGGCAAATTTGTTAAAACAATGAAATGTAATTGGGATGGTGATATCGACTGGGGTTATATGGATACCCAGCAAAAGTCTGCCGATCATGATTGCGGGCTGATGGTTGACACCAACATGTCTGGATATTGTGAGTGCGCTGATGGTACTATTACCGCAAGAGTTAATTGCGGGCATCCGCAATATACATGCGAAGAAGCTTGCGCCCCCAGCGGAAAAACTTCTGGTCCGGGAGGTGGTCCAGTTTGGGAGCCCTACAAAACCTGCGCAACATATCAAGGCGGGGCAGAAGCAGGTCAGACACCACTTCTATGCTTGAAACCATCTGATGGAAGCTGTTGGACGCCAAGTTTTGGGGGTGTTGTTGACGGACGAACGCGTGCAGGTTTAGCAGAATGTAATCAACTAGATGACGAACCGGGTGAATATTCTGGATATGGCGCATATCTAATTAAAAATACATCTTTCCCTCATACAATTGCAGGAAGTTGTGGAGGTCAGGGGTCGTCGTGTAGTATTCCAGGAGAAGTATGTCCTTGGGGTGTTACGGGTGCTTCAGAAACTTCATTTGGAGATGGACCGGAACTTGCACGTAATTATAAATGCTGCGATATTCGTGGAGAACATGGATGGATGTGGCAGAAGATTGAAAACGCCACAGATGAATGCCCACAATTTGATGAGACAGTTACACCTTGTGGATGCAACTGGACTATGGATGCGGGTGATAGCAATCCAAAAACAGCTCTACAGAGATTTGATTCTCCATTTGGTGAGGGCTACAGTGGATATGGACAATCCTTAGGAGGTTGGGGGGCTCCATATAAATGGTGTTCATCCGCAGTTGATGAAAAACAATGTGAAGGTGGTATACCGGGATCTAATTGTCGCTTCAATGAAAAGAAGCATTGCGTTAGCACAATTACATCGCCCGGTCAATACTCGCCACAAGCTTGCCGCTCTCGGTCATATAAACTGGTGCGCACAGGAGTAAAAGGAAAGTATGGAAGAACCGATGTTGGAGAGTGTGTAAATACAAAGGACGTTTTGGCTGTCCGGAAGGGAACGTTAGGAGAACTCACAGATATATGCGATAAATGGCCAGGATGCCAATATGTTGATTACTCTTATACTTCAGGACAGGGGGGACCTTTTGGTAGATTAATGCCTAAATGCACTGTGGGGACGCAAAATGCAACACGTCAAGTATATGATGGTCAATCACAGCAAGAACCATGCTATCCAAATGTCTTACCAGGCGGATCGGAGAATGGTATGCCTGAGGGCGGCGTACCCTTTACACCCACCAATGGACCATATCCGAGCGTAGCTAGCGGTGGCGGCGGCGGTGCCTGCCATAAAGGTACATCTTGCCCCCACATGTTCGGACACGATTCAAAGGCAGTACAGATGCAAAAATGTAAAGCCGCCTGCTGCACCTTTACGGATCATTGGTATGGAAATGTCTGTGAATAAGATACTTTATTTTATTGTTATTTGAAGATTTAGAAATTTATAAATAAATAATATAGATTTATTTATATATGTCCATTAAGAGACCAAAATGTTCATCTGCGACCTTTGGAGTGGTAGCAAACTTATTAAAAGAGAGTCAAGACCTAGCCAATAGTTATATTAGTAAATTAAATTGCAGTTTAGACCCAGTTCAAGCAAAAGGTTATATTGATCGTCATGGTGTACTTAGACCCTTTCAGGGAAAATACGTACCTGGCAAAAATGCTACAGGAACATGCCCACAAGCATTAAAATCAATTAAATTTAACACGTGGTCGAAATTACCAATTGGAAAATCCATGAATAAACAAACTTTTTGCGGTTTAGCAACTATTAACCAACCAGACAAACAACAACTGGCTCTACTCGGACAGGAGCTCATTGAAACTGCAGACAAGATTTACGAGAAGATACAGAAACTATATAAAAAAAATGCTTCACATGCTATAAAATATGGAAAAGGGAGTGACAAGATTAAGAAACAATTACAAACTTATAAATATTTATATGAGAAACTGCAAAAATTGGAGGCCACTGGACACGGCAGCACTTTAGGGGGACAGCTCGAGGATGCGCGAATGAGACAAACATCTGGGCAATACTCATTTCTTGTTTGGTTTTTTTTAGCAGCAATTGCGGGAACTTTTGCTTTTCGACATTTTACTATGTCCAAGTCAAAGAAATAAATGAACCAATATATAATATTTTTTTTAATACATTATATTATATATAATGACATCAATAGGTCCTGGATTTTTTCAAGTGGCAGATAGTAAGTATTGTGCCACCGAAAGTTGCCGTGCACAATGCACAAAAGACCCAAAATGTATGTATTATTACGGCGATGATGGCAAAGAATTATATGCTCGCGGTAAGGGAGGCGGGTTTGTCGGTCCCGGCGGCACCCCAAAGCCGGGCAGTGCGCCGGGTGGAACTACACCATTTAATCTAATTAAGGCTATTAAGGAGCTACAAGGAGTAGAGAAATATTTATTTCAAAAACTTGAGGAGGTGGGTGCTAAAAATCCTGGAGGTAAAGAGGGTGATCAGATCGTTAAAGAAATAAATCGCCTTACGGATTTACGCAATGCTTTATATGGGCAATTAAAAATTCTTTACACTGACGTATCTCGTTATTCTAAGATTGAGGCTGGCGCGCTCAAAGATCAATTGGCTTCTGCAACAATGTTGGAGACTAGATTAAATGATCTTAAGAAGAAAAAAGCCCAGCTCTCATCCGCCACCACCGACAAGCTGCGCATGGTACAAATTGGAAATTACGAATACTTGCGTTATGGCGCGCATAAATCTTTAATGAAAGTGCTCGTTTTTACAAGTTTAGGTGTCTTGTTCTTTTCACTCCTTCTTAAGAAGAAAATTATTCCTAGCGCGCTAGGAAGTATAGGCATAATCCTTTCCATATCTGCCGGCTTGGTGATTAGTGGTCGCCAGTTCTTCGGAATGTTAACAAGAGACAATATGAACTACAATCGCTTTACGCAGCCAGAGTATGGCACGGGACACGCAAAGGGTGACAGCATCCTTGCACACGATGAAAGCTTCTTCTATAAACTCTTTGCAGGCGCCGAACAGAAAGCCACAAGTACATTTGCTGATGAAATGGGCAAAATGAACAAACAAGCACAGGATATGAAGGCGAAAGCTGCTGCATCTGCTTCTAAGTTACGCAAAAAGTCCACCATTAAAGCATTGACCAAAGATCACGATAAAGAATTCTTCGCTGGAAGCATTGTGCGCCCTGCACCTCCCGCCGGAGCCGACAACTTTGCACCTGCTAACTTCAACTAGATATATATAATTTGTATGCCAATAAACTATATATATTTTTCTAATTAGTATACATCAATGGACCTGCACAATATTAGCAAAATGGATCCTACCAAATTACAATTTCACCCAGATACACAGATTAAACAGGAGCATATTGACCAATTATTTTCTAGCGTCGGACCTTTATTGCAGAAATTTCATGAGGATAATCCCCTAATTTGTGATGCAGCATGTCAGGATGATAAACGAGAGAATGCTGCATATAATCAATATATTAAAGCAAAACGTAATCTTGAAAATGCTCCAGAAGAATTTGATGAAGCTGAGAAGCAATTCTACGAACTGGCGCCCAATGGACAATCATATCAAGACTTTAAGCATAAACAAGCTGGAAAACAGATCAAGCAGATTGTGTCGATATTAAGTAAAAAATTTGATCAAAAGATTGAAGAAGTAAATACTAAACTCCAAAATTATAAGCAAACTGGTATGATGAAAAAACATATGAAAGAACTAAAGGATGGCTATGGACGCGATATCAACCAAATGGAAACTGAAATTGGACGATATAAAAATAAAATGAATATTAATGATCGACTCTCTTACTATTATAGTAAACAAATAAAATCGTTACGTTATTGGTTATATTACATTAAAATTATTTATTCAATGTTACTAATATGGTGGATCAGTTATTTTATACTTTATAAAAATTTATGGCTGTCAAAGCGATTGGCCGTAATTACAACTATTCTAGTGCTCGTCCCACTGGTTATTAGACGAGTTGTAGGTTGGCTATACCCTATCAAAATTTATGTTCCTCCACCCGAGCCTATCTGCCCCACCAAACCACCATCCAAAATTATACCACCAACAAAGAAAATTATCCCGCCAACAAAGAAAAAGGATAAGTGGATACCACCACCACCGCCCTCCAAACCGACATGCCCGCAGCCTACAATTTGGAGTGCTATCCAAAATTCACTCCCACAGATTGGACATGGTAATGCTGCATCAAATTTAGAAAATCGCTTTAAAAATTGGGGGTATAGCGCTGAGGACGCAGCACGCTCAATCACAAAAAATTTCTAATTTAATAATTTTTTATATAAATTAATAAATTACATATCGGGAGATTGCAACTTATAACCGCGCCATCCACCCTTAGGATATATCCCAAGTTTCTTTTCCAACTGCCCGCGCAATTCCGGTCTCTTTGGTACCTTTCGTCCATAACCCATATTCCCATACCAGTCGCCAAATGCACCATATGCATGAGAAAGTGTCAATTTATCAGTATCCCCCGCTTTCTCTATAAGTTCCAAAAAGAATTTACCCAAATAATCCTGCGAACCACGATATTTATTACTTGCTCGTAATACCATTTCACAATCATCAACAACGCCCATTTTCTTTAAGCACACATCTACCAGCATACTCGTAAAAACGGGCACCCATTCATCAAACTTCGCCAAAAGTTTCGAGGGATGAATACCTTTGAATTCACGATGTTTGGGTACTTTAGAAGGCTTTTTCTTAAATTTAGATAGAAACTCACAGACACGAATACGGCGCCATGTGCCATCATCATTGCTCTCGATATCAAATAAATTGTTAGTACAAACTACCAGTTTAAATTGCGGTTTAAACTCTATCGGATCCTTAAACAAAGCTCTCGCCTGAATTGTATCACCCCCCGTCAGTTCTTTCATCTGTCCCTCATTAATTTTATCATTTTTAGAAGGTTCTTGCATAACCGCGTAGCGGATACCTCGTAGCGCTGCGATTTCTGGCGATGCCTTCCCACTTTCTCCACGTTTACGCGTTACCAAAGATATGGGCACAACACCCTTAAGTTCCCCTAACACTTTCGACATAAAATCTACAATCTTGGATTTTCCATTACGTCCACAACCATTATAAATATTAAATGTCTCATTCTCATTTGTTCCAATTAGCGTAGATGCCAAATGTTCCCACATATAGCGGCGTAATTCTTTATCAACAAAGACATGTTCGAAAAATAAGTTGATTTGCTTTGCATGTTGAACATGTTCGTCATCTTTATCATTAAAAGGTACATAATCATGCCCTGTACTTAATGAAATATAATCATCAGACCTACCATTTCTAAACACTTTTTCATTAAAATCAAACACACCATTTTTAAAATGCAATAAATAGGGATTTGAGTCTAATTTATCCATAAAATGTCTATCATAAAATAATTCTTGTGCCTCTCTCATTATTCTATTTTTTCCATCTACATTTCCCATTTTTGTTACCATGCCACTCATCACCGAGATTTGGCAAGTTATGCCCTCCACTGCCGCGCCGTTCTCCGAGATTGTGTCTTTTAGTACCCCGATCTTTACACTGAATGCGCGCGACATGCGCTTAGAAATATTTGCCCGCAAAGTAGTACCCGAATCGATTTCAACCCATTTATGATTTTCAAACTCAAACCATGTCTTGTGCTTAATACTCGCGCAAATATATTGTCCTTTAAACATATTATAAAGAACCAATGCCATACTATGATCGGTCTTTCGCGAGACACTCTCATCGATAAAATAATCTGTAGTTTGCGTTCTGATTTTATCATATTCCGCTGGATTACACTCCCGCGCCCAATACATAATAGATCTCTCCGTAACGCCCTCTGCTCGCATATTTTGCCACATATGCCAATGTGAATATATATTATCGAAACTAAATTTATCTGATTGCGTACTAAATGATAACCAAGTCAAAAATAATCGCGGATCAGTATTATGTAATGCAAAACCTACACGCAACCATTCATCATAATTATCATAATATTTGGCTGATAATATCATCGTAAACTGGTGTGTTTCCTTTAATTTATGCTCTTCGGACGTTAAGCCTTCAAGAAAACTTTTTTGAAGCTCATCCAGTTGCTCCTGATTTTTAATTTTTGAATAATCAATTGCCTGATAAAATGTTGCACCTGAAGACACAGGCGCCTTCCTTACCTTTTTATTCATTATACTATTTTTTCGCCTTGTATATTCATCAAATTCCTTATCACTTACTTCATATACAATATGTCCACTATTACGCGCACTTATTTTTAACATCAATTCCATTTTATTGATTTTCGAAATATCCACAATATCAAGCGCTGACCACTCATTATTTTCATACTCGGCATTGTAATAATATGCCAGTTCATACGCCTCGTGTCCCGGCTTTCTCGACCCGTACATCTGCCACAATCCGCCACGCGTAACGGAAATATCCACAATATTATTTATATCATTTTCTAATTCTAACCCGTCAAGAACATTGGCAATATCCGTTAAAACGCGCTCTCTTAACATCATTTGCAATGCGCCAGGCATATGTATCCCAATAATTATATGTATGCCATCTTTTGTAATATGTGGCAGTGATGTATTCATATGTGGTTTTTCAAGTACCCAAATTGGAAATTCCGTCTTATCCTTTACCTTCATAAGCTCGGCTATATGCTTTAAATACACCTGCACAATATCCACAATATGCGATTCTGTGTGTTGACGCTCGTCAATATTTGGTTTATATTTGAGATCTAAGTCTATAAGAATACTCCCCGCTTTATTTTGGGCCTCCGTAAGAAACTCTTGTCTTTTATTAACAAAAACCGACTGATGATAGAGTTTATAAAACATGGGAACGTCCTCTATACAAATATTATATGCACCACCATACACCCCCAAGTTCTTATCAGGTATACGCGTATGCGTAATAAGTTTCTTTTCGGAAGTGATATGTTGACTTAGAAATTGTTGCAAGGTTTTCATTATTACTATACCTATTAATTATCATTTTATTTTAACTCAATTTTATTATTTAACTTCACTCAAAAACTTTTACTTTTTGGTCTTAGTATCGTATGGAACTTAAAAACAACATAAATATATTTAAAAGCGTCTAAATATATTTAAATTATAATGACTGAAAATAAGAAATTATTTATAACTCGAGATACTCAGCATCGCCTAGTTAAAGATATACGGGATATCGTGCGACACCCACTACTAGATCAAGGTATTATATATATACATGATGAAGATGATATGTTAAAAGGATATTCCATGATTATAGGACCCTCTGACACCATATATGCAGATGGATTTTATTTATTCGAGTGGTCATTTCCATATAATTATCCATTTTCGCCACCCACATTAAAATTTTTAACATCTGATGGTGTAACACGCTTTCATCCTAATTTATATAGAAATGGTAAAGTTTGTCTTTCTCTATTAAATACATGGAAAGGGGAACAATGGACATCGTGTCAAACAATAAGATCCATCCTGATAACGCTTATCACACTATTCCACAATAAACCTCTATTGAACGAACCAGGCTTCATGGAGACGCATTATGATTTTAAACCCTATAATAAACTTATTAAGTATGCTAATTATAAAAGTGCAATTTTTGGTATTGTCTCTGAACGTTTGTTACCAACCCATTTTATTACATTTTATACATTTATAAAAAAACATTTTTTAAAAGAGTATGATAATATTATTAAACGACTTGAGATGGAAGCAGAGGCGTTGCAGGGAGAAAAGGTGTCCCCTGTCGTAGTACGTGTCTACAATCTTCGTGTTAGCCCCGATTATAAAACTCTGTGTGAGGACTTTAAAGGATTGCATAATTTATTAATTAATAAATTGAAATAAATATAATATGCAATAAAAATATAAATGCACTTTTGCAGCCAATGTCAAAATATGTATTACATCCGAATTGCCGAAAACGATGCTGATAAGCTTATATATTATTGTCGAAAATGTGGACACCAAGATGAGTTGATTACGTCAGAGAATATCTGTGTTTCAAAAACAATTCTAAAAGGCAGGGCTCAGAAATTTTCCCATATTATCAATGAATATACTAAAATGGATCCTACATTGCCTCGTGTAAAAAATATTAAATGTCCTAATGAAAATTGTGAGGAAGATGCAGTAAATAAAGAGATAATTTATTTGCGTTATGATGATAAAAATATGCGTTATGTCTATATTTGTAGTGCTTGCGATAATGTCTGGACACTCGATAATCTTAAATAAATTGAAAAAATATAAAAAGAATCTATATTTTTATAAATGGAGCCATCACATACTTCTACTTTAGAAGAATTAGTGCCTGTAGACATTGAAAAAGATATCGATGAAACTGATGCTATAAGTCTCGGTACCCCTGAGCCATCAAGCGATGAAGAAGAAGAGGAAGAAGAAGGAGAGGATGAAGAAGAAGGAGCGGCTGAAGAAGGAGAGGAGGAAGAAGAAGCGGCTGAAGAAGGAGCGGCTGAAGAAGAAGCGG